ACACTAATATTTCTTGTTTAATTACTTCCAGATGATTCATAAATTATTATAGTTTATCAATTTCAATTATTATACTTTCCCAATATTTTAGATCATCTAATTTTCCATTCCAACCTTCTTCTTTTGTTTTAAGATACTTACAAAATTCCTATGCAGCTATTCTTGCTATTTGTTTTGATTCGTAGTAATTAAAAAAAAACTCTTCTGTAAATGCATCTATAAATTGTAATGTGATTTGTTTTTCTTTTTCCATAAAATTACAGTTTTTCTATTCTATTTTTAACTTCTTTAAAATAATTTAAATGTTTTTCTAATGCTTCTTCTGTTTTAATAATTCTGGAATGTTCCATTATTAAATTAAGTGTTAGTAAAGAATATTTTTTAGCTGTTTCTAAATCAAATTCTTTTTTAAATTCTCTAACAATGTCTAATGCTTTATCTCTTGGTATCATAGTGTTTAATTTAAGTATTCAGTTAATAAATTTAATAATGTTACTAAAATATATATCTTATTTTGTTCCATGGTATAATTTTATCGTGCAGTTTAACAAAAGAATCTATAAAGCTTTTTTTTAATGTATGTTTATATCTAATGTTTTCTCCACCATATTGTGATGTTTTATCTTCTTGTATTGTCGGAATCCATAAATACTCTTGTTCTCCAGGAATATTGTTTTCTAAGTTATATTTATGTTTATCCTTGTTATGAGTTAAAAATATAACTTCAGCTTTAACATCATCTTTATAGTCAACATAATCATTAATCATTTGAAATAAGTACTTGTAATCGTTTAACCAATCACCATAAACTAATACTGGACTAAAGTTTATATGAACATCATATCCTGCATCAATAAACGTATCAATAGCTTTTATTCTATCAATTATCTTTGATGTATTAGGTTCTAATATATCTGAAGTGTTTTGAGGCATTAAACTAAATCTAATTCTTATTTTTCCTTCTGGATTATATTCAATTAGTTTTTCGTTTACATACTTAGTTGCAAAACTACCCATTGCTATAGGATGCTTTTTAAAGAAATCAAATATTCTTTCCCATTCGTGATATTTTAAATGTAATGCAAAGTCTTCGTTACATGATATATCGTATGTGATATATTCATTATGTGTTTGATTTGGCTTATCTACATGAGTAAATAATACATGGTTATTAATTGCAGTTAAGATATCTCCTGTATTAACAGCAATATTTAAACCTTCAGGTTTATTTCTTTTCATATAACAATATGAGCAATTAAATAAACAACCATGTCCAAAACTTGGACTAATAAAGTCTGTTGATCTTCCGCTTTCTCGGATAATCATTGATTTTCTATTTACAATTTCTAAACTTTCCATAGTGTGAGTTGTTAATTAGTTATTTATTATAGTAAAATTAATTTAGCTAATTTTCTTGCATCTTCAATACATATTTCTGATTGCTCTAAAACTTTTCCGTTCTTATCACAGAAAGAAATAACAAAAGATTCTTCGTTAATTGAAAATAATGTTATTTCATTTTTTTTATTAGGCAAAACAGCATATTGTGTTGTTTCACAAGTTATTATAATATCCATTTTATTTAGTTTTAGCACCCTTCTTCTGGGTTATGATACTTAGCTTTTAATTCTTTGTATTCTTCAAGGTATAGTTTTAAAACCTCTATTGTTTTTAACAAATCAGATTTAAATTCTCCTTTTTTACGGCAGCGTACCACTCGTTTTATAACATCAAATTCCCATGCGTTTAGGTCATGATTCTTAGCGAATAGATACAAACTTCCGTTTGTGTTGTCATAATGTTTTGGTTTCATAATAGTTTAGATTAGCGTGATAGTGAATTATTTATTTATTTGATTTTGCATTAATTTATATTCTGCTTTTGTGTTTCTTTCTATTGCATCTTTCTCTGTAAACTTATTAGGGAATCGTAGCATTAGTTTATTTATGTTTACTGATAGAACAGTATGCATAGGTTTTTCATTAAGTTTAGCTGCTTTAGAAACAAAATCTTTTATTAGTTCTAACACATCAGTTACTTCAACGTAGTTAATTTGTTTGTTGTAGTATATACCTTTTTTATATATATCTAACAAATCACTTGCGTTAACAATTGCATTTCCGATATCTATTGATTTAATTTTTCCTTTGTATGCTATTAGATTTTGATTAAGATTACCCATTAGTCTTTCAAGATTGGATATATACCAACATATATCTCCTAATTCTTCTGTTACATTTACTATATCATTATTTTTAATTGCAGTCATTAGTTCACCTAATTCTGTTACAATTCCAATAGCACAATGTGATTGATTTAATTTAACAGCTAAGTCTATATTAATATCTGCGTTAAGATTTTCAATATAACTAAATGTTCTTTCTGATAATTTTTTATACTCTTTCCAATTCATGTTATTTTTTTATTTAAATTTGTAATACATAGTGTGAGTTAGTTAATAAAATTGGGAGCCTTAAAAAGCTCCCTTTTTTATTTCAGCTTGTTTAGTTCTTCAATAAGCTTTCTTATTGCTTGTCCTAATTCTTGGTCATTAGAAATTATATTACACATTCTAATAACTTGTATCATTAGTTCGTTTGAATTATTCATTTTTAGAAGGTATAATAAATGATTTTGCTATTGCTAATATTGCATCTGCTCTTTGCTTTAATGATTCAATATAAAGCGTTATTTCATCTGCATCTTTAGATATATAATATCCTACACTTGTTGCTATTAAGTTTTTAACTAAGCCTTTGTGTCTGATATAATTTATCATCTTTCTTATTCTTACTTCCGAAACTTCGTACTTTAATTCTTTAAGTTTACTTACCATAGTTTTATTTGTTATAGCGTTATCTTTTCCTATTTTATTAGATAAGCCTTTAACAAGAATTGGAATTAGCGTATTGAGTTCGTAACCTGATAGGTTATCGGTTTCCTCTTCAAATCCATTAATCATATCTTTGTTTTTATATAATTATTATTTAAATCATTTAAGACTTTGGAAGGTGCAATCTTTAATAACTCCGATAAGGTATTAATCATTATAGCAGATACTTCTTCTGTATGTATATAATAATATAATAGTTGCTTACTCATTCCAAGTCTTTTTGCTAATCTTGTTTGTTGAATACTGTTATCTTTTAAATACTTTTTAATATCATATTTTAAAATCATAATGTTCCTTTTATTATATTAACTGATAGTTTTTCACCAAATATATCATCAACAAAATAATACTTATAGGTTTCTAAAAGGCTTACGATTTCATTCCAACCTTTGTTAATTGATTCAAGAGATAATTCGTATACTGCTACTCTGTATGGTGCATTCTTTTCAACAACAATAAATTTAAACTTATCTGCATTGAACATGTTTAAATAAAATGCTGCTTGTCTGAAATATCCATAATCAATACAAGAATGTTTAAAGTCATTTAGTTCAACGTTGGTAGTTGTTTTAATATCAATTATAGTTGAGCCTTTAATGATGTCTGCTTTAGCCTTACATGGTATTCCATTTACCCATTTTAAAGCAATGGTTTCATATCTTGCTCCTCTGATATCTTCCATAACTTCATCTCTTCTGTTAATTGAATCTATCATACCCATTACATCATTGTATTCTTTTTCATGTAATATAGTTGCACCTTCATTGTCTAATTGAAACTTCTTAAACCATTCTTTATTAACGTTTGCTCTCATAGTTTGATCTGGACTTGGTAGCATACTATTATTCCATACAGCCATGTTAAGTTTATGTGGTTCAAGAATTCCTTTATGAACAGCATCACCTATTACAAATGCATCGCTATAATCTTTTATTCCTTTTAAATAATCTGCAAGTTTATTTGGTGATTGGTTTAATTTAGTAAGCATACTATTTGTAACGTATCTTCTGTCATCATAATAGTTATCATCACTTATTACAGGTAATCCTTCTGCTAATGAATGAAATTGTGTTGCTCCATCAAAAATTAATCCTGATATTTTTGGTGTTTGATTTAAATTTTCCATAATGTAAGTTGTTAGTTGTTATTTAATAATTGAAATTACTACTCCTGGTTTTTCTTTATTGTATTCGTATTCTAAAAAGAATGGTATTATACAATTTGCATTATCATCTTCTATCCACCCACTACGTACCATAATATCTTGTACTGTCTGTGCTGGATTTATATAATCAAATTGTCTTTTGCTATCTCTTATAAATTTAAAACCTAATTTAATTGGTTTAGGAAGTGAGTCATATATTTTTCTAAACTCAATAGCACCTTCTAAGTAATATGTTATAGTTTTACTTTTATAATTTTTAGTTGTTTTAGAATCAGTAAAGATTGGAAATTTTTCTGTTCCTCTTTTTGCCCATACTAATTCTTTACTATTTTTTGATGATGAAACATTAAATGGTATAAATGTTTCGTAGATTACTTCATTCATATAAAATCTGTTTGGTTAGGGTCTGGAACATTGATACCTCTTTCTGCCCAGTAAATCTGAATTTTGTTTTTAAAATCCATAAATTCTGTTGTAGTCATATCGCTTGTTCTCTTGTGTGAATAAGTAATAATTGTTTCTCCTAATGTTTCTTTAATAACCTTTGTTGCTTCTAATACTTTTTCTAAATGAAACTCATGCAGGTCTTCTTTTGTATATGATTCTCCTGTTGTATCTTCAATAGAATTAATTATAATTGGTAAGGCAACACCATAGTACCAATTGTTTTGATTGTTACTTCTTTTTTTACTTGCCTTACTAATTTCTATTATTACAAATTGGTTATTTAATTCATCAGGAATTGGTAGGTTTATTGATAAGATATTATTTCTTACCTCACCATTGAATGTTAACTTTCCCATCTTGAATCAAGTTTATTTTTAATTTCAACAATTGAATTGTTTGTTGATGAACTTATAATCTTTCTTATTTTAGATAGTTCAATTTCTATTCCTGAAAAACTTTTGTGTTCAACAGACAATATACTTACCCCTCGTACTGTGAGGGATAAGATATATTTTTTGTCTGATCTTTTAATAGAAATACTGTAGTCCATTAGAAAGGTAGGTCATCTTTTAAAACATCAAACTCTTTGCTTTTTGGTTTTTCATCTAAGAAATCTAAGTCTTTATCAACAGGAGATTCTTTTTTGTAATTTTCTTTTTCCCATTTAGACTTTTCACTTAAATATTTATTTCTATCAGCATCATTTAAGGATATAAACATTTTTGTTTCATCAGCGTTTAAAGGCTTATCTTGATACCCGCTATACCATAACTCCATATCGTTATAGATCATTGGTTTACTGCCTTCTTTTATAACTAATCTTTCTTTTTGTTTAAGTGCTACCTTACATTTTTTACCTACACATGCTTCTAATACTTCTTTTCCTTTTAATGTATTACTACCTAAAAGATGTTCAAAGAATTTATCAAGTTTTTCTTTCTTGATTTTAGAAACAATTTCAGAATCAGTTGGTCTTGCTAACCAAAACATTAGCTCAACCATTTCTTCTTTTGGTTCTGTTATACACTTAAACTTTATGAATGGTGCTTTGTTATAGTTAGCTATCTCTGATGATAAACTATATCCCATTACTTCAATAAGGTAAATACCTTTTGTTCTTACATAATTTGTTTTCTGACTAAAATTCATTTTTATCGTTTATAAAGGTTACACATCCGAAGAACTCTGCTTGATTATATTGGCTTATTTCTTCATTTAATTTATTATTGTCTATATCTATTAGATCAGGGTTAATTCCTACATATACAATTGATATGTTATAATGATTGTAATGCTCAATACTCCTTACAATAGACATAATTTCTTCAATGTTATTCTTTCTTAGAATTAATATGTCTAAAAATTTTAAATCATTGGTGTGAGGAAGTACCAATTGCACCTCCTCATCATTAACCAATGTTGCTTTAGTAATTTTAAATAGCAAACTCATTATTTATTTGGATTACTTTTTGCAAAATCTTCTGCTTCATCTTCTCCAAATACACCCATGCTATATGCTTTTGTTAGTTTCAAAACTACTCTTGATAAAGCACGTTTCTCTGCCATCTCTGCTACATACCATGTAGTACATGAACCTGAATCAACCCATTTGCCATCTACTTGTGTCTTTCTACCATATAATGCAGAGCCAAATGTTTCTACTGTTTCATCATTTGTAGAACCAATTGCTTTGATTACTACAAATTCTTTAGAACATTCTATTACTTCATACTTAATACTTATTCCTTTAGCAAATTGAATCTTTTCTATACCAGTTCTTGTAATAATTGTATAGTGTTGATGTTGGTATACATCTTCTCTTGCTAATCCACATTCTTTATAAAGTGAATTTAATAATTCTGATTTGGTTAATGTTTTCGTTTCCATAGTTGTGATTGTTTGTTAGTTTATAATTAATTTAGTGAGTACTTAAATAATAATCCTTCTTCATTTGTATCATAGTTTACTTTCTTTTGTGTAGAAATAAACGGATTAAATAATATAAAGGATTTGTTTTTTTGTTTAAGAATAATTTTAGTTACTTCAATAGTATCATTTGCTTTCTCTTTGTCCGCTGCTAATACTTGTGCAGGAATTAATTTTTCTTTTTCCATAGTGTAAAGGTAAAAATAATTTTTACTTATTAAATCTTTTTTTAATAGTTTTTTTTAAAGAAAATGTAGCAAATCCATTTATTTTTATTTTTTTATTTTGACCTATCATTCTTTTAATTCCTTTGATTAAATGTTTTATAGTTAGATCAACTCTTTTAATATCAATACCTGTTTGTGATGCTACTTCTTTAATGATATCTGAATGTTGTTTCATTAGAAAATTGTTGGTACTTGGTTATCAATTTCTGCATAGTCATCTATTGGTGATAAGAATTTAGTTTGTTCTGGTATAAACTTTAATACAGCTGTACCAACACCACTATTTCTACCTTTGCCTACTATTATTTCTGCCTCTTGTATAGGAGATGTATCACCATTGTAATACGCTTCTCTATAAGCAAACATAATTGTATCAGCGGCTTGTTCTATTTCACCTGACTCTCTTAAGTCTGACATGATTGGTCTTTTGTTATCTCTTGATGCCAAACTTCTGTTAAGTTGAGATAATGCAATAACACCTATACCTAATTCTTTAGCTATATTTTTTAATGTTCTTGCTATTGTTGCTACCTCTTGCTCTCTACTCTTAACAGATGCATTTGAATGAGAAACTAACTGCAAGTAATCTATAAATATAAAATCTAATCCTTTAGTTATTTTATATTTCTTTATCTTACTTATTATTTGTGTTAGTTTACTTGATGTTTCATCTATCCAAAACAATTTACCTTTCATTAGCATCATTTCTTTTCTAATCTTTTCTTTGTCTATGTCATCTATATCTCGGTATCTTAATCTCTTTAATGATATACCTGTACGCATAGAAATTAACCTGGACATTAGTTGATTAGAGTTCATCTCTAATGTAAACATCATAACTTTTTTATCTTTGATAATAAAATTATTCATAAGCTTCAAAGCAAATGATGTCTTACCCATTGATGATGCACCTGCTATAATAACTAAATCAGATTTCTCTATACCTCCTATAACTCTATCAACCTCGTTGATATATGTTGGAGTTAGATGTTCATCCATCTTTGAGTTTAATAGTATGGTATAGTTATCTAAACATTCATCAATAGATTGTTCATGTTTAATACTAACATCAGAAACTTTTAACATAGATGAATTAATATATTCTATTATCTCATCATTTGTTTTTTCTTTTCTAATTGAATCATTAATAAACTTTTCTATTTTACATAGCTCCCTCCTTTTTTTATATTCATGTAACAAACTTAAATGAGAATCAAAATTATATGTACCACCTATGTTCATTGTTAATGATGCTACATAATATGGTATGTTTAATTCTGATTCTCTTAAATGTTTTGGTAACTTATCTTTTAATTGTCTTGCTTTTTCTATGACAGTTATTGTATCTATCTTAGAACTTATAGCAACGCTTTTAATTGATTCGTAAATTAATTTATTTACATCATCAAAAAAACATTCGTCATCTAAAAGATCAGCATGTTCATAGTATAGATGAGACTCTAATAGAATCTCACCTAATACAACTCGTTCTACTTCTGTGTTAAAAATCATAATCGTTATAGTTTATAGTTGTTTGGTTAGTATTATTTTCTTGATTCATTAAATCATCATTACATGATATACATAAATAACAATCATATGATTCATTGTAAAGTATTTCTTCTGGATCTTCTAAGTTAGAACATGATTCACAATACCATTCATATTTATAATCATTATTAAATCCTTCATTATAAATATCATCATCTTCGAAGGTAAACTTGTTTTTATTTTTCTTCTTTTTTGATGTTGAATAATATGATTTGGAATAATTTCTCCAATCTATATTGTGAAAATAATCTTGTCGTTCACAATACATTTTAGATAATTTTAATCCATTATAGTCATGCCATTGACCAATTAATGTTACTCCATACTTTGCATGTAAGAACACAAGTCTACTGCCATCAATAAATTTACTAATCATTTGTCTTATAACATCATTGTTATATATATCCTTTACAGATATATGTGGTAGGAATTGCGTAGCAAATATCTGTGTATCAGATTCATCATGGTTATTATTTAATTCAGATATAACCCCATTATGTGCAAAGAATAAATCATGTTCGCTTACAAAGGTAGTTGAATATGATATACTTTTATCTTTATCTATAATAAAAGGATGAGTTGCTGGTGCATTTTTCTTACCTGATGTTGCCCATCTAAAATGAATGATTAATAAATCAGCTTCAGTAAGTTTGTTTTCTTTTATGGAATTAATTAAATCTTTCTTTTCCATAAATCCTTTAATCATTGTTACTTCTTTTGTTCCATGCTTGATAAACATTATACCTGCACCATCGGGATTTTCTACCCAATTGTCATCAATAAATTTATCTGTTGGAAGTGGAATGTTTGCTGGTTTTACTGCTATAATACACATAGTTTTAAGTTTTAAATGTTAGTTAAATATTTGTTTTGATTTTAGATATTTGATTAAGGTATTATATTTTTGGCTGTCGGATAAAAACTTACAGAAGTTATTCCATATATAAGTTTCATCTCCTATTGCAAACATACTATACCCATGTTTTGTTACAAATTCAACAGATGCTTTAGAGAATTCTAAACAAGCAAAGAATGTATTACTCTTTAATGTTCCTCTGAATATTCTAAACTCTATTGTATTTGCATTCTGGAAATTTAATGCAGCATATCTATCACGATTTCTTGGTTTACAATTCATGATTACATCATGTAACAATCTATCATGTTCTACTATACCATATGCAAGTGTATCTTTGAATTCGCAATACCTAAAGATTTTTCTTCTTGATAATATTGAAATATTATTTCTACACTTATACATAAACTCAACTAATTTCCATTGTTCTTTTGCTTTAATTGTATTTTTAGAAACATGAACATGTATACCACAAGTATCTGTGTTGTGAGATTTACCATCATTAGATATTAATCCTTCTAATAAATCTCTCCACTTAAATTGTTTCTTATGATAACTTAATGTCATTGGATGCGATATGATTTCAAATCCATTATTTAATGAACCATCTTTTTTCATGTATATGCATGGACTATTTAAGAAATCATTGTTAGCTACTGAATGATCTATCTCTACTTCAAGTTCAACTCCTAAGTATAACTCTTCTTCTGTGCTATAAGATTTCTTAAAGACTGCATTAGGTTTATAAGAGTATTCTTTAATTGGATTTATTGTTCTATTTCCAGAACATTCTTCGCAGTATCCATCACAATCTTCATCATCATCATAGTTTAATTCATCAAATCTATCATTACATGAACTACATTCCTGATAATGTCTATCATTACAACGACTACATACTTGACGCATAACACCATCATCATAAACATTTATTGAATCATCTTCATGAGTTAATGTATCACATCTATAACAATTGTTATAATATTGCATACAATCACTACAATATTGATCTGTTGTATCATCCCAATTATTTTGATGAACATTTTCGCAACATGCTTCGCAATACTGATGTCTATTTTCTAACTGTTCTTGTGTTACATGCTCATTACTTTGTGCATCTCTAACAAGTTCAGATATTAAATAGTATTCATCATCTTCTGCTGATTGACCATAGTGATTGTCAATACAGGGGTCACAGACAAAATCTCCGTGACCCGTTAAAATTAATTCATCTCTGTGAAACCCTTGTTCACATTGTACACAATCTGGCATAGCTTTAGTTATTAAATTGGTTAAACATTAAATTCTTGGTTGATAAATTTGTTGAATTTTGTTATTGTTGGATACAGTGTTAGCATGTCATTTGATAATGGTTTTAAATGCTCTGTACCTGCTTGTGTTAAATCCCATGCTGTAAATGGTTGATCGTTAACTTGTTTAATTACTCTACGTTTAAGCACTTCTTCTTGCATTCTTATTACTTGTGTTACATTAAGTATACTTTCTTGGGTGCTTCTATTCATATTAGCAATTACAGCTGTTTCAAATAATTTATTTAGTGTAATTCTTACACGTTCTTCATTTAATGTTATATCATTTAAATTATGAACTATTACACTATTATCATTATTGATTTCATCTAACAACATGATTTTTGATTTAATCATTGTTTTTAAATTTTCAAAATTCATTTTGTTATGTCCATATGTACTAAAGAAAGTAGAGCCAAATATATTCATGTTACTACAAGCAAAAACATTTGAACCAAATGCCACATCTATACCTTGGTCGGAATAAGATATTGCTATTGCTGGTATTAAACTTTCATTTGCAACACTTAAACTTCTATTTGGAACAAATATTCTTGTTACTAATCTTGTTATTAATACTTGATTTATTGGACATAAATCTTCTGGTTTACCTTTGAAATTAATTCTACGTGCATGGTTTTTAGATATGCTTATTGGCTCTATTATTGTACTTCCAAATTGCTTTTCTAATTGGTGATTTACCCATTTTATAAATGCATGATGCTCAATAGGTCGAGAAGGTTTAAAACCTCCTGTCGCTAATTGGTCAATAGCTGAATTGCTTAACGTAGTTAAGTTAATTTGAGAGTTTTCTGTGAAAGATAAACCACTTACTGTGTTGATTTCTGCTTGATTTTTCATAATTGTACGTTTTTATTTGGTTAGTTAATTTAACAAGTGATAGTGAATAACGATTAGATTTATATATTACTGTAGTTATATGGAACAACAGATTTGAATAACAAGATTTCTTGTAACCACGATTTAAGTTTAATTAGTTCAATTAGACTTTCAGTATTTACAGATGCAGAAATGTTGTTTATTCCATCAATTGATGCATTTGGTATCCATTCATCTTTATAGATTCTAATGCTTAACCATTTAACATGTCCTGATATTTCAAAGAATGTTGTACCAATTTTTTCTTTTTGAATTATTAGTGCTAATTCAAACACTTTAAATAATTCTTTTTCTGTTTCTTGTGTTAGCTTGTTCATAGTTTTAGAGATTAAAATTGTTATTGTAATATTCTTTAATTTGTTCTTTAGTTATTTGATATTTATTTTGCACTTGTTTCCAAGCTAATTCATTTACTATG